GCCGCATAATTGGAAGGCGCTGGCGAGTCAGGCTTGAGTCAGCTTGCCGAGGCCTTCTCTCTCACACACTCATCATGCCGGGCATCGGCACCCGTCTGGAAGTGCGGTTCACCGAACGCTTACGTTTGTGTCCCAATCCGTCGCCAGCGTCGTCGTGGCAGAGGTCGGAATATCTGGAAGACCGTAAGTTGGAGCGGCAATCTCTAGGAAGTCAAAATAGAAGTCAGTTCCGGCGACCCCATTATTAGTGATCGCGACGGTGTGCGCCGCGCCTCCCGAAAACATCCCGAGAGGAACTCGGACAAGGACATCCTCACCCGGCAACGCCAAGCTCAGCGAAACCGGCGCACCCGCATCCACCTGAACGGAAACTTGTCCTCCGGATGCCAAATATCGCGTCCCGAGATAGAGGTTGTGGCCGACGGTCGAGTTGTAGGTACACTGCAGGAAGGCTCCAGCCGTAGTCGTCCAGTGGATAGATCCCCCGGAAAAGTTCCCGATCTCACTGCTCCACCCATCACCCGAATAAGTCACCGCGCTGGCGCTGTCCTCAACCCGGAAACTCCCGGGTCCAGCCACTTGATATTGCAGATCTTCTCCTACGGCCGACCAATTTGTCACGGCGACAGAAAACTCGCTTCGTTGAAAAGTTCGGCTCTGCAAGTCAGCCGCCCACGTCCAGCGCATCTTTCGTACGTTCTGCGTCGGTACAGGAACTAGCGTCGAGCGGTCAGGGTCGACAAAGCCCTGGAGTGCGCCGAAATTGAGGCTCACTTGCCACTGCGCCGGGGACACGCCCCCGCTAAAATTGCACCAGCTAGGTGACCAGGTTTCGGTATTCGCGCCCGAGACTGTCGCGTAAACGCCCACTCTATTTGCGTTAGCACCGGTGCTTGGTGTATAGGTAAGAGTGATCTGGGTCCCACTCGCCGATGCGCTCACTGTGCCGTCACCAGTCTGGTTGATTGCCGCTGCCAGAGCGGCCGCTGCGGTTTCGAGCGTGTCGTTCAATGTGAGGCGATAGTTAAACTGTTGATCCAGCCATGCCAATACGATGTAGTCTCCCTGCGTCGGCAGTCCGCCCAGTTGGAACACTGCGCTGGCGGAAGTGAACTCACCGATTGGAGTCGCGTAGCCCAGACTCGAGGTGTACAGCGGCACATCGTAAAGCGTTTCAACGCCTTCGTCGTCCGACCAAATTCGCAGATATGGCCATTCCACGGTCGGATAGAGGGTGGAGTCCATCGAAATGCAGTTGTTACGAACTTCCAGATAACTCAGCTCGATTCCGCTCAAATTGCCATCGGGCAAGTTGCGAAGCAGGGGGTGTTCAAATACGTTGTCGCGATTCCACTCCAGCACCACCCAATCGAACGGATCTCTCCAACAGCCCGATACCGAGAACCCGCTTGGGCTCGTCTGGCTAAGCGCCGCTATCGCTGATGGCTCTCTGAAATAACATTGCAGATCGCGATCTGGCCTGAGTTTGCTGAGTTGCTCGCTCATTAGAGTCGGATCACCACTGTTAAATCCGCCCCGGGATTCGTCTGCCCTACTGACGACACTGCAACGGTTATCTGCGACATGGCTTGAAGCGGCGGTAAAGTGCTTCCAAGTATGCTGTTGGAGGCGATCGCTCCGGGCGCAAATGTTACGGAGCAGTACGCAGCCCCGTTTACATTGATCTGTACTTGCACGTTGGCATCGGCCGCAGTTCCGAGAATCGCGAATACATCCCGTACCGAACGAGCGGTCTCGACGACGATGGCCGGTGCTACACATTGGTCGACAGCCAGGAACCCGTCCACCTGGATTGAATACTGTCCTCCGGAGAGAGTTCGCAAACCGTTATCTTGGTTGTGAGTCATGCATATGCCCGTGGTCGAGCTGTTTCCGAGCGCGTTCGTGACGAACAACTCCGCGCTTCCTATGCGAACGTCTGGTAGCGAGATCGGGTAGTTCCAACTTCCGCAATAAGGACTACCGAAGAAGCCGGGCGGAAACGGTACGATAGCGGTCTGGCTCGCGAGCTGATAGACGGCCGTCCCAGCTGTGTGTGCTGCCGCGGTACTTCCGTCTACCCCGCGAGTGACACTATACTGAGAGCCGTTGCCGGCGACAGCCGTCACACTAAGAATCTCGCCGTCGATCTGCAGATAAGTCCCGGCCTGCGCCGAACCTGCGGCGTTTAGTGTCAGCGCTGCGTCTGTCGCCCCAAGCGCATCACCGAGTACCGTAGACGGTGTCCCCAGCAGCTCGTTCCAATAATAAAGAGTAAGTGTCCCCGACGATATACCGTCAGTGTTCGATAGATCCATGAACGACACGCCGCTTAGGACGACCGATCCCCCTTGTAGGTCCTGCCCCAGGCCAAAATACGGCTCCGGCGGTACCTGGGTGTCGGCGCTCCCCGACCCGCCAATCGTCCACCGCGTGACAATCGAGAGCTGCGGTGCACACTCGAGATTATTGACGTTTGCCGAGCGGCCTGTAATCTGCACCACCTCGCCTGTCCGATTCGGGATTGTGAATTGGATAGGGCTGCTCTCCGCGACCGCGGCGAAGTGCCATGCTGCCTCCGCCACCGTGAAGAAACTGGTCGCGTTCGGTTCCACGTCCCACTTCGGGACAGTTATCGTCGTTGCGTCGTTGGCTATTGCACTACGTTCCTGGCCGGCGCCCATGCCGCGTGTGATCCGCACGGTCATGCCCACGTACACATTGACCGCCATCTGCAAGGTTGCATTTCCGATCGTTGTCGGGGAGTGGGTCGTTACGGCGACCTCCGGCTGCAATTCCGATCGCCAGTAGAAATTCGCGTGATCGAAATTCGGGTCGGGTGGCGGAATCAATTGGTCGGTCAATCCCCCGTCTCTGAAGGTCGCGGCAATCGCCTGACCCGAGGCAACTCGCCGCAGGTTCGCTGGCGAACTTCCCCTGTATATGTTGAAACCTGCCGTACCTGCTGTGAAGCTTAAACCCGCGAGTGTCACGCTGCTACCATCCGCAGCGATGATGGCGGTGACCACGAACGACAAGGCACTCTCGTTTCCCGCGGCGTCCACCGCCGATACAGCGTAGTAAAGCACTTGATCGCCGCTGAGCGCCCCACCGGGACCAATCGTCGCCGATAAGCTCACCAGCGGGACACCCGGTCCCGCACTCACGGCCGTGGCCGGCGCGATGAAGCTCACGATGACGCTGGCTTCCACCGTGCCATCGCTGTTGGTGGCGGCCGTCTCGACGATGCCGAATTGAACATTTCCGTTGCTGTCGACCACGCTGCCTAGGAGCGGATTCGGTAATCCCACGCCCGGACTGTTCGCTGCGGCCTGTCCTGCGGTTGACGTCGCTTGCCCGTTAGTGTCCGCGTACCATGCATCGTCGTGCAGTTGGGCTGTGATCGTCGCGGTTCGATAGTTCGTTGCCGGCGATATGCGCAGAACACGGAAGGGCTGGCGTAGGAAGCCTTCTTTGAGGTAGGTAATCGTGATCAGATCGCCCGGCGAAACTCCGAACGTCTTGATGCTCGTCTGAAACGTTACATAGGTATTTCCGAGAATCGACTTGTCAAGATTGAATTTAAGAATCCGCGATGCCTGTTCGAACTGCGGCAGGCCTAGCGCCATCAAGGTCGCCGACGTTGTCTGTCCCGTCAAAGCGATATCGTCCGGGTCAACCATTTCATAGCTATCTTGCTGATACCCATTTAAAGAGTCCTGAAACTCTACCGACATACAGTTCGGCGTATCCGGGATGCCGCGCGCTGTCACTACCACGCTCGATGCCCCATTCGCCTTGCGCATAATTCCCGAGAATCCGCTGCTGCCATCGCCGAATTCATAACTCGGCCATCCGCCATTCAGAGTCTCGGTGCTATTCGACCATGCCGGTTGAGATGGACTCTCCAGTGCAATCGTATTCTCGATCTTCGCTTGGAGAGTGCCGCTCGGTCCGTAAGTAAGGTACATCCGCGCGCAATTGCGAATTCCTCGCACCACATCTCCAGCGCTTCGCTTGTTCTGTAAAAGCAAATTACACTGAAAGCGCGGCAGGGTGATGGGATTGCCGTTAACGTCCGTGGCCGCGATCTGCTCATCGCAGTATGCCGCCGCTGCCGCGAAGCTGGTAAGGTCTACCTCTGCCGCCGTCCAGCCGCTTCTTCGCAGCACATCCAGAAGAATCCAGGCGGGATTGCTCGAGAACTGATCGCTTATGTAGATTCCGTCCGCTGCATACACCGGCACCAGAAGCCCCTGTACCAAAACCTCCACACTGGGAAGCGATGTTCCGTTGTTCAGCTGGTTCGGAACCACCACCGATAGATACGCCATACTTCCGTATGGATCGCCCGCTGGTGCCCCAGTGGAATCCGTGAAATTAGGATCCAATGCGCCATCTCGCGTCCCCAGTGTCTCCACGTTGTACCAACCGCTGCCGGTCATATTGGCGCCGCTCACCCCGATCGGTATCTCCACGTCATTCACCAGCACCGTCAGCACGCCCTGAATCTGGCCGATTCCCAGCAGTACCTCCATCCGGGTCAGGTTTCCGTCGTTTCGCGCGAAGGTTACGGTCGGCTGTTGCCAAACCGTACCGTAAATCATGGGAACATAATCGTTATAGAGAGCTTGGTTAATCGACACCGCCGAAGTCGTCCAGCCCTTGCCGTAGCTCCGGACGCTGATTGCCGGGGGGATGAATTCCAATCCTCCGAATCGCGTGAACATGCCCCGTGCCTGACAGTCGGTACGCGTATACCCGCAGGCCGTGTATGGAGCCGTGCCGTTTAGGTTCCCGATACCACCGGGAAGGCCAGCCGAGTAACCGCAGCGGTAATACAAGGAGTATTTGCCATTAATTCCGCCGTCCACGGCTTCCGTTTGCTGTGCTGGCGTAGCAGGAAACTGCCAGGGGCACCGCCGTTCAATCTGCACCTCGGGTAGAAACACCCTCTGCAGGCTCATACGATTCAGAGCCGTTAACCGGAATGTCGATTCGTCGCTTCGATCGGGCGGATTGCAGATCCCCTGAAAGACCAGCGTGATATCGGTGAGAGCGGCATTGTTCGGCAGATCGTAAAAGAGCACGCCCACCGTGAGGTGCGCGCCCTTCCACCCGATGGACCGCTCGATTTCCGAGAAATAAGAATCGGCGTTGGCTAGGAGAATCGAAATCTGCGGGCTGCCATCGATCCCTTGATCCGACGCCGTTTGAATATCGAAAGCACTATGCTGGATCACCCGCGCGGCGTACGTATTTCCTCCCGCCGTCACCTTGTGGGTGCACCAGTATTCCGCTTGCCCGTTGGAAAGGACACAGTTGAAGACGATTAGCGGAGTGTCGGTGACGCTCTGTTCCTTTAGATCAGAAATTGTTTGCATAAAGGATATTGACCGTCGCCGAATGCCGATTTACATCTGTGGTGGTGAAAGAAAGCGCGTCGTCGCGCAAACGGGCGTTCTCGTAGCATCCGCCTGTCGTGCTGGGCTTATAAAGCGATGGGCTGTCCTGCGGTTCTACTTGCAAGCCAAATATATCGACCACCGCGCCCGGCCCAAGCTCCACCCCGAACGTCATCGATGAGGTCGTTGGATCCCCGATGCCGGTGCAAGCCAACCGCTGCCAAACAGTACTTAGGTTCTGACTGGAACGATTGCTTCCGAGTAACAGACTCAGTGTGGTTGGTGCGGCGGCCTTCGCGTATACGCTGAGGCAGTATACATATCCGCCGGGGGACGTTAGAGTTTGTGACAAGTCCTGTGGCGCCGTTCCGGAGTTGGTCACTTGCCATGCGTCCTGTCCCCCTGTTGGGTCGGCGTTGGCTCCGGCGAGCGAAAGGAATGATGCCGCGTCCCAAACTGCATTGCTCAAGTCATTGCTCCACGCCAACAGGTTCGCCATTGGATCGACGAAGGTGAAATTGTTAAGCGTGCCCTCTGCCGCCGCGAAGAACTGAAGCAGGGTGGCCAGTTCGGAATCGCTCAGTGCCACATACTTTAGTTGCCACTCCACGATTGCCGCCCCCGGATCCGCGAGCTTTATGACCGTCCCGTCCGCGGCCGTGTTGACTAAAGTCCGCATCTGGCGCCGTTTCTGGACCGGAAACTGAGCCAGCGCGCCGGTCGGAAGTTGGGGATAAACGAGCATCAGAGGTTCCGGTTCTCAATCACCGTCAACGTAGTCTTGCCACGCATTTCAGCCGCGGAGCCCAACATCAACTCATCGCTGCCGAGGCTGCAATCCGGGTACTGTGTTCCATCCCACGGGTCCGTGAAGGCAAAGTTCCCGAGTCGGCCCTGGTTATCTTCGAAAAACTGTTCAAATGCCGCCATCTCGCTCTCGTCTAACTCGCTTAGCTGGATTACCCATTGGTGCATCGCGCCCACCGAATCGCGATACCGTTGCTCGCTGCCGTCGAGAAATCGCACTGTTTGATTCTGAAAGCGAATGGATTTACTAGCGGGATACTGCGCCACCGCGCCGGTCTTAAGCTGAGGAAAGGTTGCCATTTTCACTTCCGCTCGCCGCGCGTTGCCATTTCCAATTCCGCCGCGAGTTCTTTCTCCAAAATCAGGAACGACTCAATCTGACGGGCGCTCAGTTCTTCAACCCCGAACACTCGAAAACGCCGCCGGATGTAGAACTCCTCCAGCAGCGAGAGGCTTTCGGCCGTGATATAAGGTTTTGGGCACTGGTCCAACGTGACATTCCGCCGCGCCCACACCAGGCCTGCCGGCCCGAGTGTATCCGCGGGAAGCCATCCGCACCGCCTCTTTTTCGCCAGGCCGGATTTCCGGCAATCGTCGCACTTCCAACCGGCCTGGTTAGAGTGTCCAAAGTGGAAGGCGACAATCAGTTTTTTCGTTCTTCCGCGCTGAGCCCTGTCTGCGAACGGACCAATGCGGCCGCCTCTTGAAACAGCTCTTCCGGTCCTATATCCGCGAGTGAATCCGGCGTGGCCGCCACGCCATCCACTTCCAGTCCCGAGATCCCCAGCAGACCCCACTTTACGTAAAGCCGTTCGATCTCTACTCGTAGCAGAGCCGCATCCATCTTCTGCCCTGCGTTCTCGCCTGCCTCCAGGAATTCCATCCTTTGGGCCAGTTCGCGCACTTGGCGCATGAGTTCCGCCCGCCTTCCGAACGACATCTTCACCACCGTGAACGTTACGCCGGTCACTACCCGCGACTCGAATGTGGCCACGCTTTGATAAATCATGGAAGCTCAACCTCCCTACGCAAACGCCACCGCGATTTCATTATTCACCGTTCCGTGCGCCCTTGATGATCGGAATTTCCATTGCAGCCGATTCTTGCTGTCGTCGAATTCCGGAATCACCGGAATCACGCTCGGCAAATACACCCCCACGAGCTGTCCCTGCGACTCGCCCAACTGGAACATCATGCTGATCGGCGTTTGCTGCCGTGCCGCCAGATAAAGTCCCTGCGTGTTCGGGTCGTTCTGGCTGTACAGTTCGAATGCCGCAGTCACAGTCCGTTCCCCCGGCGATATCGCTTGTGGAAGGCTTGATCCGAATTCCTTGAACCTGGTATCCAATCCGTTCTTCATCACCACCGACGCCGATGTGATGGTGAAGAACTGTGTCGGCGCCGTTCCTAGCCACGCCTCCCCAAGGTTCCCGGGGACAATCGTATAGTCGAAGGCGCCTACAGCCGGTTCGGCGGGAAACGTCTGAAGCTGTGCCGCGCTCAAGCTGCTCGCAAAGCTGACGCTGTCCACTACATCCTGCGCCTGGCCGCTGAACCGGAATTCGTGATAGTCTCCGTTGAGGTCGATCTCCATCTGGTCCACCGCGCCTCCGCACAGCAATCTCTGCACCGCCGTCGAAGGGTCCCAGTAATCGAAGATCCCGATACTTGGTAACTCGGTCGCCGGCGCGTACGTGACCGCCGCTCCCACCGGTGCGCCGGGCGTTGGCGGCGCCGTGAACGGAACATTTAGTTGGACCGTCTCTGCGTCGACGATTGCCGCCACGAATCGGATCTCGCCCCCGCTGCTCACTGCCTGGCCGGCTGAGAGCCCGTGTGGGGCGGCGAATGCCAGCCTGCCGCTCCCGGTCGTGCTCGCGGCCGTTCCGCCCGTGAAGTTGGCCGGCGGGCCGCCCATCGCCGCCTGGAACAATGGCCCATAACTCGGATAACTTGTACCTTGTTGCCAGTTCGTCAGCAGGGTCTGCACTTCAAAGCTGGTCTGTCGCCGGCCTCCTGGCGGAACACCCGTAAACGTTCGGCTGCCCGTCTTGTCTTTGCGGTCTGTCACCTCGATCTGCTGCCGGACGGTCAGCTTCAACGCCGGAATCCGGTTCACTGCCGTAATCGCCGGAACCTGCCCGTATGCGCTTTCCAGCGCCGTGTAGAACCGGTTTGCGTTGGACGAAATATAGGCCATATTAGCTTCTGCTTACTCCAATCTCGAACGTGATCTTTGCCACCTGTTGAAAATTCTTACCGCCGTGCTTCACGGCCCCGAAAGCCGCTTGGTATTGGCCGCCGTAGAACATACCGCTGCCCCAATCGCCCCGGTTTGCGTTCAGCACTTGCAGAATTCCATCCACGTAGTTCTCCAGCGCGTCCTGGAGCCCTTCCAGACGATCTTGCGAATGCCGCAATTCCACCGTCGTTTGCACATTCCCGGAAAAGGTCCGGAATTTCTCCGCTAGGCTGTTGACAATCTTTTCGCAGTACACACTTACAGCCGGGTACTGCATGGTGTAGCTCTGATCGGCAATGTCCGGCGCGACGTTTTGCGCCCGCACCTGCGCACTGTTCAGCGGAATAAGCGGTTGCCCGTTGTCTTGCAGGACATCGCTCAAATAGGAATTTACACCGCTCGCACCCGTTAGAAGCTGTATCATGTGGCCCGTAATCAGGCTTCCGATTATGGTCGTCATTAGCCCCTCAGAATGACGCGTGGCGTCGGCATGAGGCAATTGGGCGCTTGCCCCCAACCTGGCCCGCTACCGGTACCCGCAATCGTATTTGGCTGCAGCCACGTCTGCGAAACTGCTAGCGGAGCCGCGTTTTGCCGTGACAACGCATCCGGATCGCTGCCGGCATACACGTTCCAGCCCGTAGCGCATGCCGGCGCTGGGGCTGGCTCTACCAAGAGCGTGCTCCCCGCCGTTGTAATCGTTGCCGGTATCGACGGTGCGCCTTCTTCACTGTTTCCATTGACCCAAGTCATCGACACATAGTAAGTCCCATCGGGCAAGCTGCCCGCGGCGCTTACTACCTGGGGCTGTTTCGAACGCGGGACCGGAGCCCATGCAATTCCCATCCCCATCAGCAACAGTCGCTCGTACGCCCAAGCGGACCGCTCGTGAAACTGATCCCGCTTCGCTGCGTACCGGTCGTTCAATTGACTCGAGTACGCATCTCCGTACACCATCTCTAAAGCACGGAATGTGTGCCAGAGCTTCAGCGCCGGTGTCACAACCACGTTGTCGATTGTCGGTCGTGCATTTAGCCAGAATGCCCGCTCTGCCCCTCTGGACGCGCTCAGCAGCGTGGTGATTTCGAGCGCCAGCTCCTCCTGCGCCAAAGCCAGTTTCTGAGTCACGTCGATACCCTCGACGTTGGCCACATTCGATAATTGCGTATCCTGCGCCGTCAGGTCTTCTAACCCTGAGACAAGGCCGTCCCTAAACAGAGCCATATGTTTGCCTAATCCTTGGCCGTTCTGCCTCCGCCCTGCAGCTTCTTCATATCGTCGGTCAATTTCTTCAATTCGTCGGACGACACCATCGTGACTTCCAGTTTTGCCGCTGCCGCAGCCTCCCGCGCGGCCTTACATGCCGCTTCCTGCGCTTGCACGAATGCGGCTGCCTGGTCTGCGGGCGCTATTTCGGCGGACCCTTCCACAATCATCTTGGCTGCCACGTACCGCGGCACCTCTACAAGTACGCCCTTCTTGCCGCCGTCGTCCGTCGACAGGCTGCTCACCACCGTGAACGGAGTGGTTATCATCGCTTCCGTCGCCCGGATCCTTTGGTAATACGTCTTCACATCCATTCGATTCTCCTCTCGTCTGCTTGAGGAAGCTGCGGAACGCGAGCGACTTCGTAAAAGAGCCGCGGCCACAAGGTCGCGCTCCGCAACTTCCTCAACCCTTCTTACGTATCCACCTGCACGCCCGACGAATTTCGCAGAATGCCGCAGCCGTACAGAATGTCGACCGTGAACTGCTGCGCCAGCGTGTCCGGCTGATAGCTCATCACCACGCGCATTCCGAAGTTTCCCAACTCGGCGTATTCCGCGATAGCCCCGGTGCCCGGCAGAGGTTGCGGCAGCCGCCGGATCACCAGCCCGAGGGCATCCCGTGTGAAAGCCAGGTTGTGCGTCGTTACCGGGCTGCTCCCGGTGTACTGTATAAACTGGGACCGGAATACAAAAAAGTCCTTGATCTTCCCGACCGTTCCGTCGATCAACGCCTTCAACCCGGCATCGCCCGCAGTCTGAAACTCGCTGAAGCGCGGAATCTGCCGCCACGCGGAATAAGTGGCCGCGTCCACCACCATGTACTTTTCCGCGCTCGGTGGGACCTTTGCCAGGAACAACGCCGTTTCCGCCGCGTCGATCACGCTCTCTGTGATCGCCGTCCCCGGCGTGCCCACCGGAGTATTCGCCGTGAACCCGGCATACAAGTTCAGTAGATCGGTTTCCACTTTCTGTGCGATTGCCGCCACCGCCGGCTGCATGTAGACCTTCAACAGGTCCGGCACCGCCAGTACTTTGGTTACGTCCGGAATCTGGAAAGTAGCTTCCGCGTGAGTGTTCAGCACGATCTGGGCATTTCCCAGATTCGGATTCTGCGTTTGCACCGTTCCGCCCTCGAGGATGTTGTTTGCCTGCATCACAGGGGGGATCGGCACGTTAATTGTGTCGCCGGCATGTGCCAGAGCTGGCTCATAATCGCGATTTACGAGGTTCCCCATAATGAGGTTCCCAACCAGCACCGGCAATGCATCCGCCGCCACCAGCTTCACAATCGCATTGGCGACATTAGCTGAAGTAATTGCTGCCATTTCTTCTCCTTGTTCCTTCCTTCTTGCCGGCTACTGCGACTCGCTTCCGCTCCTATAGCCGGAACTTCTCTAGAGCCCCCGAAGAGTCTGCGATGCCACGCGTACGATTTCCTCTCGTACTCGCTCCATCTCTTCCGCGCTCATGCCGGGCCGGATCTGTTCGAGGGTCACGGTTTCTCTGCCTCCACCAGGAGCTTTGTGGGTGGCCGTCATCCCCGTCCCTCCCGGAATTCGCGCCGGCAGAAACTCGGGGTTCTCGTTGACGAAATTGGTGAGGTACTCCTTCACTGAAACGTCGCCCTCGTCGCCGCGCGCTACCAGCCGGCCATCCTCGTTGCGCACAATCCCGTCTTGTACCGCCTTGAAAGCCAGGTCTATCTTCGATACGCCCAGCCGTTGCAATTCTGCTCTCACTGCCGAACTGCGCTCCGCTTCCTCCGCCGCTTTCCGGCTCCGCTGGTTCTCGGCCACCAGTTCGTTCATACGGCGCTCCAGTTGTTCCCGCCGCTTTCGCTCCTCGATCAACTCGGTCTTGTACGCCGGTTCGCTTTTGGCCTTCTCGTTATTCGTGAACTCCTGCACCGCTTGCCGCACGATTGCTTGTATGTCGATTCCGTCCATATGTCTCCTTGGGAAAACTTACTCCCCCTTGTCGATCTCCTCCACCACTTTGTTTTTGATGTCCTGCCGTGCGTCACTCAGGTATTTGAGAGCCAGCCTCTTAAAAACCTCCTTCTTGAGGGTCTTCGACTCGATCCCAAGGCCTAGTAACTTCTGCGCGTCGTCTAATTCCGTTCCTAAGTCGTTGATGTCGAACTCGTCCATGCCCGAAACGTCGATCGTGAACCTGTCCTGTCTCGCCGCGGCGATTGCCCACAGCGCCTGTTTCATCGCATCCTTGACCGTCTCGCCGTACGCCCTCAGCACTTCTTCCGTGGTCGCAAAATCCAGCTGCTTGCTCACCGCCGATTGGCGAACCCCCGTGCCCGCCTCACCCGCCTGGATCATCAGGTAGCAAACCCGATAAATCTCGTCCCGCAGATTCTGCAGATTGTCCGCCGCTATCTGGTAAACTTTGCCTTCCGGTTCGGTCCACCCGAACCTGTCGTCCTTCCCCAGTTGGATGTAATACGACTCTCCCACTACCTGCTTCCATGCCCGGTCCGAATACACTACCGGAGAAGCAAATAGGCCCATCGTGAGAGCCCACGATAGAGCGTTCGACTTATTGAAGTGCTCCAGTTGCAGTGAGGCTGCCTTGTTCATCAGCCATAAGCCGTCCGAGACTTTTATCTCGAATACGGGTACGCGTCCCAGCGACGCCAGTCCGTGCCGGCCTTCATCCACTAGCTCGATCGGGCTCGATTCCCCACGCTTCCGGTAAATCTGATAATTCTCCCGGTCGTAGTAGATCCACCGCGTTTCCTTTTCCCACTTCGCGTCCGTCACCTTCGACTGTTGCAGGCACGATGTCCGCAAAACGATCCAGTCCAACCCGCCCAGCCGGTCGTGATTCCAGTTGATGACCTCATCCGGGGCGTAATCCGTCAGGTACGCCCGCGATTGCCCGCACGCGTCTTCCTCCGCCCGTGTCCGAGGTTCACCGTCGATCTTTGGGAAATCGATCACGATATAGCTGCTTCCGCAAACTAGCGCCTCCACGAACCGTTGCCGGAAAAACTCGGTCAGGCTGGTCCCTCTGAGGTCGCAATCTTCGGAAAGCACGCCGTAGAAACTCTGTGCCGCCGCGTCGCTGCCGCCCAGAATGACCCCCGGTGCGCATCGCATCAGGGTCGCCGCATACCAGTCGATTATCGACCCGACATAATTCTCGTAAAATACCCGGGCCAGCCGTTCCAGGTAGATATCGCCCGGCTCCTTATGCCGCCGCACTAGGTATAAAGACGCGTCGGAGCGTATCTGCTCACCGCCCGCATACAGATCGCGGTATTGCTTCCAGATCCCCCTGCGCGCAACATACTCAGGATGTTCCCGATTGATGGTTTCCATAGTTAGTTCTTGGTACGACATGCTTTAGCTTGTCCAGGCGGGCGTAGCTCGCCCGTTCTTCCGTCACAGGTTGCACAATCTGGGCTGCCCGCCGGTATTCTGACGTCCGACAGCCCCGTGAGGGCTGTCAAGACTTCATCGGACCCGCAGGGGCCGCTTCTCTCTTCCAAATCCCGAAGGGATTTCAAAGGGCGAAGCCCTTGATCAAAGAATCCTGGTCGATTGCTCCCCTATCGGCGGCAACGGCCGGCACTCCTGCCAAATCAAATACCCCAGGGCATCCGACACGTGAGTTCTCATGCGATCTCGATCCTTATCGATTTGCCCCGTGTCGCCTTTGTAGCAGACCTGTTCGAAGTCCATAATCAGTTCCTTGCACTTCTCATCGATCTGGATTCCGATATCCCCTCTGGCCGATTTCAGCTTGGTGTTCACCAGGTGAATTCGGTCGCGTACGCTCGGGTTGGATTTCGGAACCCTAAGCTTCGCCTCAAGATACGACGTTACCGAGAATTCCTCTTCCACCATGTCGTAGTCCGACGTTCCCGAAGTCTGCTGCGCGAAACCCGATGCATCCCCGTAAATCAAGACACCGGGAACGTGCTTCGGGAACTTTTGCACAAATGCCTTGCACGCCTGCCTCGTCGTCCCGTGCCGGATCACGATCTCATCCAGCACATTGATCCGCCCGTCTTTGATTTGCGCGATCACCGAACTCATCGGGTCCACGTTGAAATCCAGTGCCCACAGGAGCGGCAGCCTTGGATTCACACTCAGTTCGCGCAAATGATCCTTCCGCTCGAACGCGCTATAGATCCTGCTGCCATCCTGATTGAGGTATTCGCCCAGTACTTCCTGCGAATAGAACTTCTCGTCGTAACTTTCCTGCAGCCGCGTATAAAAATCCGGATCGCGACTTAATAAGTGACGATTCTCGGCGGGTTTCGCCATAATCGTCTGATACGATGGG